TGCAGTTCAATAACATCAGCGACGCAAACGTATCTGCAATTCTCAGCGCATACAACACCGCAAAAGGTTCAGTCGATAGCCTCACGCTGCCGGACATCCTGTTCAACGGTGCCGATGCCACGCTGACCACATGGCTCGATGCAAGCGCTACAGGTGCTGGACTGATCTGGTGCTTCACCGAAGGCTCCACGCCTCAAGTCGAAAGCGTCGCACCAGGTAGGTCCAACGTAACAGTCAGCTTGACCGCTGAGCTTAGAATGAGCTAAAGGATACACGTCATGGCGATTAAAACCTCCGCTACGGCTGAATTACGGTTCAACGGCACCGCAATCGCCAAGGTGCGTGATGTCACGCTGAACATCAACCGCGATGCGCTGGATACCACCGGCATCGGTCAAGCTGACCGCACCTACGAATACGGCATCCGCAGCACCAGCGGCAGTGGCACGTTGCTGTACGACGACACCAATACCGCAACCCGCGACATCATGAACCGCATCTTGAGTGATGCCGGTGACGAATCTCGCATCACGCTTGTCGTTGATAGCAATAGTTCACTTGGCAACATCAGCGGTGATGTGGTGTTAACTCAGGTTGGTGTTGGCGTCAGCGTTGGTGATCTGGTCAGTGTTCCTGTTTCCTTTACCGTCAGTGGCAAGCCCAGCGGTAACTTCTAATGGCAGTCCTCGGCAGCGGCGGCGTTCTTGAAATCAGCCGGGAGATCCCGGATGCAATGGCGCTGACTGTTGCACGATTGAATGCTGACAGCATCTCACTCGCCAACCAGGCTTATTGGGCAGGTGATCGCATCATCATCGCTGCTGCTGGCGGCATTCCGTTTGATGTCAATGGCGACGGTTACGCAGACTGCCCTGATGGCCACGGCTTTTATCGTGGTTCGGCTTGGGATGTTGGTCCGGCTCGTGCGTTTTACACCGGCGCAGACACTGATGCCAGCCCGATCTACAATTACGGCTATCCGCTGCTGACGCAATCGGGCGACACGATTGTGACGCAGGGTGGTGATGATCTGCTATTCCCCGGTCTTGCCGGTGATGACGACTGGTACAACACCACAGCAACCACTGGTCTGACCACACAGATCGACGGTTACATGAGCCGCGATGTGCTGGATCGCATCAAGCTCTGGACCACTGAAGGCGCCGCGCATTCTGAGACTGGCACGGAGAAGCCGCTGGTCACCGTTAAGCCGTCAAATTTCATCGTCGCGCATTACGACGACGACGCGAACTACACCAGCGCAATCAATACTGCAGCAAACTCGATCCAGCCGTTGACGTTGCCTGATTCTGAGCAGCGCCTCGAATCGGTCATCACGCTGCCCGCTGGCTTCAGCGTTGTGTGCGAAAACCGCGACTGGAAGCTGCAATGCGACCTTGAAGAATGGGTCATGAGCATCGATGCCAGCAACCTCGACACCACTGCAATCGGCGAAACCTTCGGCGAGCACGTCAAGTCACTGGTCCGTGGCGCTGGCAGCCTGCAGTTCCTTGCTGAGCACAGCAGTGTCGATACCGAGCAAGATGGCCTCGCGCTGCTCAGGCTGGTGCTACTCACGCAGAATCAGTGCAACACCAAGGCTCGATTCCACATCTACAAGAATCGCTCGGCGCCATCGCCACGCATCGACGGATCGGTCTATTACGAGTGCGACATCCTGCTGACCAACACCCGCCTGAACACCCGCGCCACTGAAGTCATCGCTGGTACGGCTGACTTCGTTGCTACATCAGAGATCAAGCTCAAAGTAGCAACCTGATTTCTGCGGTGCTACGATGACCCCATGTAGTGCCAAAGTAGCGTGGCGAGTCTGGAATTTGCCGGTGACAATGGTTCGCTGAGCGACATCAACGCAACCCAAGGTGAGTTCCGCAGCCAGATCGCCGCGCTGAATGACCTGACGCGTCAACTCGTCGGTGACGCCTCGACCGAGCCTGGCGACAATAATCAGATCAATCCGCTTAACGCACCTTTTGTACTGTATGTAAACTCCTATACCGGAACCGATACTTTCGTCACCGGATCGTATAACGATTACGACGATGGCACGATCGAATCCAAGCGCAAAATCGTTGAGAATCAGCGTTTGGTTTGTGGTTACACCCCAAGCCGCCCGTTCCGCACGATCAACCGCGCCATCATCGAAGCAGCGCTGATCACCAGTAAAACCTATCTGGAGGAAACCTCCGGCTCAGCTTACGAAGGCGATCTGGTCAGCATCGTGCTGATGCCCGGCCTGATCGATGTGCTCAACGGTCCCGGCAGCACCGTCAGTGCCGAGTGGACCGATGGCAAGAATCCCACCGACAGCGAACTCGAAGCATTCAACCCGACCAGTGGTGGCATCATTTTGCCTCGCGGTTGCAGCCTTTGCAGCCTTGACCTGCGGAAGTGCATCATCCGTCCCACCTCGGTTCCGGCAGTCGCGGACGAAGCAGCGGATTACTCAAACCGCCGCGCCATCTTCAAAATGACTGGCCGTGGTTACTACTACGGCATTACGTTCAAGGACAAGAAAAACGCAAGTTCCAGCCATCACCTCGTCGACTGCTTCCAGTTTGCAAGCGCCGCTGATCTTGACGAGTTCTATGGCAAGATCCGCACCGCATTTGGTGGTGCGAACAACACCGGCAACATCAGCAACGATCTGGCCGTCAAACGCGACACAGAATGGAAAATCGTCGGCACTTTTCCCGCTGATGGTTCGCAGACGATCACGAGCGACACTACACAAGGTGCATCGCCTTATATCTACAACTGCTCCAGCCGTTCGGAGTGGGGATTGTGCGGTGTCTTCACTGATGGCGGCCAAGTCAACGGTCTGCGCTCCTGCGTTATCGCGCAGTTCACTGGCGTCAGCCTGCAACGCGATCTGAACTGCTGGCAGAAATACAGCGGTGGATCATGGGGATCGTTCTCTGATTACAACGATTACATCACAACGGATCCCGACGATACGCGGATGGATCCCAACCGTCGGTCGTTCCACATCCGTGCGGTCAACAATGCCATCATCCAAGAGGTGTCAGTCTTTGCCATCGGCCAAGGCATCCATCACTGGACACAAAGCGGTGGTGAACTGACCATCACCAATAGCAACAGCAACTTCGGTGGTTGCGCTGCTGTATCTGAGGATTATCAGACCGCATCATTCCCGGCAGATAGCAACTGGACCGTTGGCAAACTCCGCGTCGCCACTGACCTTTCCGAGGAAAACGGCAACATCACCAAGATCTACCTTGGCAACATCGCCGAAGGTCAGGATGATGCAACGATCCAGTCACAGGAATACTTCAACCTTGACATTCCGCTGAATGACAGCATCCCGAATCCGGGTGTGCCTGAAGTCGTTGATGCCAAAGGTTATACACTTCGCGCTAACTCTTATCTTTGGATCGAAAACCCGATCGGTGAAGATTATCGCACTCGATTCACCGCAGCAGCATGGGATCCGACAGATCCCGATCGCATCAACTTCACTGGCACGATCGAGAACGAACTGGGCATCGAGCCCGGCGATGACATCTTGACTGACGGCGGTGTCGATACTGGTCAGAACTACCCATCACTTGCTGGCCGTCGCGTTTACATCCGCCGCCTCAAGGATTCACGCACCACCGCCGAGCGTCGTTACAGCTTGGTGCTGAACAACACCACAACCGAAGCACGGCTGCCTGTACGTGATTACGTACTGCAGACAACACTGACTGGTTCGTCAATCGAAACCGCAATACCCAGCACGAAGCTGCTGACTGTGCTGCAAACCGGCGGCGAACCTGCGACCGGCGCTGGTGTTGTCAAAACTGCCGATGTGGTGGTGCGTCGCAACAATGCCGCGCAGCCTTGGACTTCCGGCAATTATTACCGCCCTGGCGATAACGCAACCAAGGACAATAAGCACTACATCTGCGTAAAGGCCACTGAAAGCGCATCGTTCAATGATGACGAATGGGAAGAAGCCTACGTTCACATGGACGAGGGTTACAACAACGAAGACTTCCTGCCCAATGCTCAGCCTGAGATCATCTTTGATAATGACACCAGCGGCGTCGATGCCTCAACAACGCTTGGTTACAACCTGAGCACAGTCTGGTCAACCGATTCCGAAGTGATCGCGCAATACCGGACTGCAACGGATTACCTCGGCCTGCATAGTTTCCTGACCAGTATCGGCTTCAGCGCTGCAGACGCGCACACAATTCTGCTGCCAAAGACCATCGCTAACCGCGACCGTAATCCCGGCTCAGCACTGGATGGCATTTCTTCGCCAAGCGGCGCCGCAAACTCTTGGGATAACTGGCCCGTTGAGTTCCGTCGTCCCAGCACGATCCGCCTATTCGGCCATGCTTACGAATGGGCAGGTTATCTGAACTACACCAAAGCTCTGCCGAAGTACCAAAAAGAGCTTGGCACGATCAACAAGTTCACGTATTACTTCACGCACGTCAACGGCGGTCGTGTTTATGCTTCCGGCTTCAACCAAGAAGGCTTCCTTGTCAGCAACAAAGGTCTGGAAGATCTGGCAACCGGCGAATCGCTCAGTGTGGAGCAGCTCGGCAGTGATGAGTACACGATCGACTTCCCGACGTTCTACGAAACGCTGTCGGCTGATGACCTGACTGTTAACAGCTCGCTGACACTGAGCGGTCAAGTCACTGGCACGCCAACCTGGACAACCAACACCAGTTATCTCGATGGCGTCAACCGCGTCACGATTGGTCCGTTCGGTGAAGTGCTACCTGCATTGCCGACCGCAACCACCGATCAGCGCGGTGTTATCGAGCTTGCTACTACCGCTGAGGTGCAAGAGTTCACCTCAACTACGCTTGCTGTCACGCCGAGCACGTTGATCCAAGCACTTGGCGATGCAGTTAAGTCGGTGGTCAATGCAAGGCTGAGTTTGTCGAATAGCTCTGCGGTGCCAAACGCTAATCAAAGCGGCAGCACTTTGTATCTGCATCCGTACAACGGCAACGAGATCGCGCTTTACAGCAACATCACCTTGCGTTGGGCGGTGGTGCGTTTCAGCGGCGTGCAGAGCTTCAGCCTTAGCGGTGCCGGTAGCGCTAACACCAACTACGACGTTTACATCTACAACACTG